GTATCTAAAGGCTGAAGCACTGGAAAGATCAATCACAATGACTCAGATGGCCGACTTGATTATTACAGCAACAAACAGGTATAATGCAAATGTGGCGACAGTAGAGCGTCGAAGAGTGAAATTCAACAATGATGTAGACGCAGCGACCACGTTGGATCAGGTCAATGACCTATGGGTAGCAGCAGAACAAGCAATAGAAGGCTTGTAATATGGCAGGCTTAGGCTTCGCTGGGATACCATTAGGCGATGGTGTAGCACTAGGTGCTATAGAAGAGGAAGCGTCTGGTGCGTATACCCTAACCACAGACAGTGGTACGTATAATTACACAGGTACAGCTACAGCATTAACGGCTGACTACACCCTAGCCACAGACAGCGCTACGTATAATTATACAGGTACAGCTACAGCACTCGACCACGGATATCCGTTAGTAACAGACAGCGCTACGTATAATTATACAGGTACAGCAGTAACGCTAACATTCACTGGGGCGGGTGAGTTCACCCTAACCACAGACAGTGGTACGTATAATTATACAGGTACAGCTACAGCATTAACGGCTGATTATGCTTTAACCACAGACAGTGGTACGTATAATTACACAGGTACAGCGGTAGCGCTTGATCACGGATACCCGTTAGTAGCCGATAGTGGCACGTATAATTACACAGGCACAGCTACAGCACTAACGGCTGATTATGCTTTAACCACAGATAATGGTAGTTACGCTTATTCAGGGTCCAATGTGGTAATAACTGCATCTGGGGTATTGACAATAGGGCAAATTAAAGTCTATTCTTACGAGAAGAATATTTTAGTCCACTCACATGAGAAATCGATAGAGGTTTATTAATGGCAAGTTATAATAAGTTTAACCAAACAGTCGAGGATTGGTTAGAGGGGGCTTACACAGCGTCAACAGATCAGTTTGTTGTCGCATTAACCACAGCCGCTAACGCACCAGTAGCAACAAACAGCATATTGTCCGATTTGACGGAGATTGTTTACACAAACCTATCGACGCGGGACATCACGACAAGCTCAAGCGGTCAAACGTCTGGAACATTTACGCAGCTTTTTACTGATTTGGTGCTAACTGCATCAGGGGCGGTTGCTACGTTTAGATATGTTGTAGTTTACAATGACACTCCAACTTCTCCGCTCAACCCATTATTGTGTTGGTATGATTACGGTTCGGATTTGACTTTAGCGTCAGGTGAAACATTAACCTTAAATTGGACAACATCTTCTTTTGTGGTGGTATAATGAAAGCAACTATTAGTAAACTAAACCAAGATGAAAACGACTTACTGTTGAAAGTTAAAAGTAAAATGGGTGAAATACAAGCGGAGATTGACTCAGCTATGATCCCATACAACGCAGCAAAAGACGCTCTCAACAAGGAGAAGGAGGTAATTAAGCCTCTTCGTGAAAAACTGACTCCTTACGCTGAAATGGCTGCCGCTGTTGCTTCCCCATCCTCTAGGGATAAGTATTTTCCAGAGATGACTAAATCGCAATTTCAAACTTTTGTGAGATCCGAATTGGATGGCTAGAATCCCAACATACGACATACCACAGGGTGATACCAGAAATGTCTCGGTGGACTTCACGTCAACAGCCAGTGACTTCGGTGTCAGTGTATCCAGTGCTATATGGTCGAGAGAAGAAGGAACCACAGTGTCCTTGGCGGGTAGTGTGGCCACAAGTTCTAATGTAACCACAGAGTCAGTTGTGGCGGGTGCTAGTCGCAAAGGCTGTACATTAATCAAAGTACAAGCTACAATGAGTGATGCACAAACGGTAAGTAAGTATTTCAGATTAAACGTAGTTGACCCTATATGCTAAAGGGGGAGTAATGACCAAAAAGAAAACTGGTGCGGGTGCGCCGTTCGGTAACACCAACGCAAAAAAAGGATTGCTTGCTAGAAAGTCGCTAGAAATGGCGGTAGCACGTATGCATGATGATCCTGATGAGTACGATAATTTTAAAAAGCGGCCAGTAGTTGAGAAGGTTCGACCATTACTACAAATATGGTTTAGAGCAATCGATGAGGCTTTGAATGGGAATATACAAGCAACCAATACAATAATGGACAGGCTGGATGGTAAACCTACAGCACATGCTCAAGTTGATTTGGCGGCAGACATAACCAGTAGAAAAGTTGAGGATCTAAGTGACGAAGAACTTCTCAGTATCGCCAGCATCGGCAGCCGAAGAGCTGTTGAAGAGGAGAGTAGCGAGGGAGAATCTACTAGCTTTTACTGAGTACACAATGCCCGGATTTGAGGCTGCTGATCATCATAAGCAAATATGTGAAGCACTTGAACGGGTAGAACGTGGCGAATGTAAGCGGCTAATGATTTTTGCTCCACCGCGACACACTAAGAGTGAACTTGGTTCTCGACGGTTCCCTGCATGGTATTTAGGTAGGAACCCTGATAAGCAGATTATAGCCACCACGTACTCTGGTGAGTTTGCTTCCGATCTTGGTCGTGAAGTGCGTAATATTGTGGATTCACCAGAGTACAGTAATGTTTTTGAAACTCGACTCAGCACTGACTCGAAAGCGTCTAACCGCTGGCACACCTCAGATGGGGGAATATACGTTAGTGTAGGTGTTGGCGGACCAATCACAGGTCGTGGGGCGCATATCGCTCTAATCGATGATCCGTTTAAGAACCGTGAAGAAGCGGATTCTGAAGTTAAGCGGGAAAGTGTGTATAAGTGGTATACTTCCACATTGCGTACACGTTTGATGCCCGGTGGTGCTATAATCATCATATTGACCAGATGGCATGAAGATGACCTGGCTGGTAGATTGATTGAGAAAATGAGTGAAGGCGGTGCAGAATGGGAAGTAATCAAGTTTAAAGCGATCAATGATGAGGGTGAAGCTTTATGGCCCGCATGGTATGGGATAGAGGCTTTAACCGATACGAAAAAGGAAGTAGGTGAGCGTGACTGGAATGCTCTTTACCAACAGGAGCCAACACCTGATTCTGGTACGTTCTTCAAGAGAGAATGGTTTGAAAATACAAGATACAAGTTAGGCGAAGAGCCAGCGTGTAATAACTACCAATCGACTGACTTCGCTGTCAGCGAGGGTAAAGGTGATTTTACTGAGTTAGGCATACTCGGTGTAGACAAAGATTCCGACATATGGGTGCGTGATTGGTGGTCTGGTAAGAAGTCGGCAGATGTGTGGATATCTGCTCAATTAGATCAGATACAGAAGTGGGGTACGTTTTGCTCTTTCGGTGAGACAGGTGTAATAAGACGAAGCATTGAGCCACTGTTTAGGAATATGTCGAAAAGACGCAATATTTACCCGCGTTTAGAGTGGATAACACGAACTGGTGACAAAGTAGCTACTGCTAGATCGTTACAAGGTCTGGCATCTTGTGGTAAGATACATATACCCCGGTGTGAATGGGGCGACCGTTTGGTTGAACAACTGGTAGCATTCCCCGCTGGTAAGCATGATGATGTTGTGGATGTTCTAGCATTGTTCTGTATGGCGATGCAACAAGCACACCCTGCTATAATTAGATCAACCCCCACGGAAGGACCGAGGTCTGTGGATGTATGGGGAAGATATACACCTGAGAGTGATGAATCATGGCGAGTATGAACGAAGAAATTGATGCAAATAAGTACAATAGACGGTTTGAGACGTTCTTAGACGCTACTGAGAGTGCCAGAACAAGGTCTGAAAAGTGTCGAGACTATTACGACCACAAACAGTGGACCGCTGAAGAAGTAGAGAAGCTGAACAAAAGAAAACAAGCACCAATAGTGGTGAATAGAATACAGCCCAAAATTGACTCGTTGAAAGGACTCTTGATCAACCAAAGGACTGACCCGAAAGCATTTCCCAGAACCCGTAAACATGAGAAGGCCAGCTTCGCTGTTACTGATGCATTGAAGTTTGTGCATGATAATAGTGAATTTGATGCTGTGGAAGAAGAATGTAGTGAAGATTACTTCATTGAGGGTACATGCGCGTGTATAACAGAATTAAAACCAAAAGGCAAGGATGTTGTCATAAATAGAATTCCTTGGGATAGGTATTACTATGATCCCCATTCAAGAAACCTAGACTTCTCGGATAAAAAGTGGGATGGTATTGTGCTATGGATGGACCTAGACGATGCTGTTGAAATGTTCCCAGAAAAAGAGGAAGAATTGACGCAATTGGTCAATATGGACTCAGCAGGGGCAGATACCTTTGAAGATAAGCCGATATGGATAGATCGCACACGCAAAAGAATTAAGATTTGTCAAGAGTATTCCAAAGAAAAAGGCACTTGGTATGAGATATTTTACACATATCAAACGGTGCTATCCCACCAAGAGAGTCCATATGTCGATGAGGACGGTGATTCTGTAAACCCAATATCGTCTCAGAGTGCGTACATTGACCGTGACGGTAATAGGTACGGCCCTGCTTGGTTCTGGTTAGATTTACAAGATGAGATCAACCATAGACGATCTAAGGCATTACATCTACTGTCTCAACGCCAGACTATAAGTAGACGCGGTGCGATACAAGACGTAGCACAAGCTAAGAGAGAACTGGCTAAACCAGATGGCCACGTTGAATACGATGGTGAAAAAGGTGATTTTGATATATTACCTACTGGTGATATGGCAACTGGTCAATTTAACTTACTGGTTGAAGCCAAGCAAAATTTAGACGCTATTTCCGTAAATGCTCAATTAAGTGGTGAAAGACAACAAGGTGATCTATCTGGTAGGGCTATACAGTCGCTTCAGGCAGGTGGTATGCTTGAGATAGCACCAGTTATGTCCGGCATGAGACGATGGAGAAGAGCCGTTTTTAAGGAAATGTGGTTTAGAATTAGACAATTCTGGAAAGAAGAACGATGGATCAGAGTCACAGATGACTACAATACTCTTCGATGGGTGGGCATCAACCAAAAGGTGACTAACCAAGTGTTACTCCAAGAAACGGTTGAAGATGAGTCAATGGACCCTGAAATACGGCAAATGGCTGGTATGAGACTACAGGAAATGACTGTAACTCAAGACCCCAGACTTAATGAATTCGTAGAAACAAAAAATGACATTGCAGAAATCGGTGTAGATATTATACTTGATGAAATGCCTGATACAATTAACATACAAAATGAGCAATTTCAGCTATTGGCACAACTAGCAGCCAGTAGACCTGAGATACCATTTAGTGCTATACTCAAGCTTAGTCAAATTAGGGATAAAGAGGCTATACTGGATGATCTTGAGGCACAGGTACAATCTGCTAACGAAATGCAGCAAGCACAGACACAGCTCGAAGTCGCAGAGAAACAAGCCGAAATCGAGAATACGCAAACGGATACAGCTAAGAAGCAGCAGGAAACGCAACAGAAGCAGATAGAGAACTTGATTCTTTTGAATCAGCCGATAGACTCTACGAGTGTGTCGGTGTAGTACCCGCCGCCGGGGAACGGGCGAAACTGACGACGAGTAACGGTCGATAATATGAGGGTAACAAAATGTCCATACAAGCCCAATCGTTGGATGATGTATTTGAAGGTGTAGAGGAACCAGTAGTAGCTGAGGAACCAGAAGTAATTGAGGAATCAGTAGAGGAACCAGAAACCACGGCTGAAGAAGTAACAGAGGAACCTGAAAAGGAACCTGAATTGGAGGCGACAGCGGCCCCTAAAGAAGTCGAAAATGAATCTTGGACAAAAGCAGCGGTTTTAGATGAGAGACGGAAACGTCAAGCACTAGAAGCTGAGTTAGAGCAGTACAAGCAACCTAATCAGGAGCCTGAGAAGGCACCAGATGTGTTTGAGGATCAGGATAATTACACAAAGTTCTTATCCAACCAAGTAAATCAACAGGTATCTCAAGTTCGCATTGAAATGTCGCAAGAGATGATGCGTATGCATGATTCTGAATACGACCAGAAGGAAGTCGAATTTGTTGAGATGGCGAAGGATAATCCTCAACTGGCACAGCAGCTTTATAAGCACAATATGCCAGCTAAATTCGTGGTAGATACAGTTAATAAGGCTCGTGAGCTTAAAAAACTGGACAATATCGACGATTATAAGGCACAACTTAGGGCAGAAGTAGAGGCTGAGATCCGTGAAAAGCTGAATACTGAACTAACTGAGAAGAAAGAGCAAGATGACCAAGTTTCTAAACTGAAACCATCATTAGCAAACGCAAGAGCAAGTAAAGATCAAGGTGAATCTGAAACACAATCCCTTGGCGATTTGCTCGGTAGATAAGGAACTTATACAATGGCTAACACTACTGTAAGTGCTGATCTACGAGTTACCAAATATTTATCGGAGTTCTTCAAAGAATATATCCGTAACTCGCGGTTCAGTCGTTATACTGGTACTTCCAGCAATAACGTAATCACAATTAAAGAAGATCGAAAACGTATCGAGATCCCATTAGTCACACGACTAAAAGGTAACGGTGTAACTGGCTCTAACACATTACGCGGTAATGGTGAGGCAATTGGTAACTACGGGTTAACTTTGACTCCTACTTACTACAGACACGCAGTTGAGTTCGATAAGGAAGAGATCGAGAAACCAAACATCGATTTAATGAGTGCAGCTCGACCTTTACTTATGGATTGGGCAAAAGAGCTTCAGCGTGATCATATCATCGAAGGCATGGGTGCTATCTTCAATGGTACTACTTACGCTAACTATGGTTCTGCCACTGCTGGCGCTATGGATACTTGGAACACCAACAATGCTGACCGAGTTCTTTACGGTGAAGCTAAAGCTAACCGGGTAGCTGGTGATCACACGGCATCATTAACTGCAATTGCTACTGCGGATGCCAAGTTAGATACCGGTATAATCTCACTCGCTAAACGTATGGCTCAACAAGCTGATCCGCATATTCGACCACTGAAGTCCAGTGAAGACGAAGAAGCATACATCATGTTCTGTGATCCTTATGCCTTCCGTGATCTTAAAGCAGATACAGCTATTCAACAGGCTCAGCGTGAAGGTTTACAAAGAGGCGCTAAGCATCAACCATTAATGACTGGTGGCGATCTATTATGGGATAACGTAATTATACGTGAGATTCCTGAGATTGCTGACTTCATCGATGGCACTAGCGGGACCAATGGCTTATGGGGTGGAAGTGCCACTGCTGATGGTCTTAATACTGCTGAAGCTGCTGGTGGACGAGTTGGTGTATGTTTCCTATGTGGACAACAAGCACTTAGTTATGGTTTAGGTCAACGACCAAAAACTGTAGTAGATCGACTGTATGATTTTGAGTTCCAACCCGCTGTAGCTGTCGAGTTGAAGCATGATATTCAGAAGTCTTATTTCAATGACGTTCAACACGGTATGGTTACAGTATTTGTTGCCGCTGCTGCTGATAGTTAATAGGAGGTGTTAAAATGGTTGCTGAAACTCTAACCTCAACCCGCGCACAAACCGGTTTCCCTGTCGGCGGTGTTGGACCTGCTACTGCATTGCATGTAGCCACAGGTACTTATGAGATTGCTGCTAACGTTGAAAATGGTGACATTTTTGAAATGTGTAAACTACCAAACAACGCAGTTGTCGTTGGTGGTATGTTATTGGCTGAAGACTTAGACACCAATGCTACTGAAACTCTGGATATGGATATCGGATGGGCCGCTAACGGCACTGACGCTGCTGATCCTGACGGTTTCGGTAATCTTGGTGTTTGGACTGGTGACGCTATTACTGACTGGAAAGTAGTTGCTAGTAATATGTTCCCTCTTCAGGGTGTATTAATCACTGGTGGACCTAAGAAGTTTAGCGCGGAAACAACTATTCAAGTTGAAGCTAACGCTGCCGCTGCTACTGGTGGTACTGGTACAATGACTTTAGTTGTATATTACTTCATAGACCCTAGCTTCACGGTCTAATTGTATAAGGGCGGCTTCGGTCGCCCTGCTTTAAGGAGATAAGTGTGAAGATTAAATACACAGGTGTCTGTGATGTCACTACGACTCAGGGACATGAGTTTATCAAAGGTGAATACGTAGAGATAAACAATGAAAAGATCATAAGGAAACTCAAGAGTAATAAATTCTTTGAGTGCATGGATGAAAAACCAAAAGCTAAGCCAAAAGCTAAGGCTAAAGCTAAAGCTGAACCAAAGGTGAATTTTGAATAATGGCTACTCAAGCGGAAATTAGACTAAGAGCATTGATTAAACTTGGTACGGGAAGCCGAACAGAGACTCCTGTGAGCTATCTCACCAATGATATGATTAATGCATATAATGAAGTCTACTTACGTTTGCAGGAGCTAGATATCGCATATTGGGGGCAGACTAGCGATGTCCCTGATGAGGTTGCGAATGAAGTGGCCGTATTGATGGCATGGCGTAGAGTCAATGATTATGGTATCGGTAATGATAGATATACTCGGCTTTCACAAGAGTATATTGCAGCAGAACCAATGATCAGAGCAATGTCAGTAAATGCGTATAGATCGACCAGTGAACCAGAGGACTTTTAATGTCTATTGTCGATCTACCGATATTCGGGCCATCGCACACAAACAGAAGTCTACGGGTAGGCGCTCAGGTAACTCGTAACTTTTACCCTGAATTGAATGAACTCAGTGGCGAACCTACATCATTAATGCCTTTCCCCGGATTGAAGTCATTCGCTAATGTATCCCCATCATCTAATCGTGGTATGGGTATATTCGGTAATGAACTCTACACCATCTCCGGCACCACATTGTATAAAGTGGCATCTGATGCTACAGTGACAAGTATTGGTACAATAGCAGGCACAGACAGGTGTGTACTAACTGACGCGGGTTTAGAATTAGTTATAACCAACGGTTTCACTAAACCATACAGTTATGATGGCACTACACTAACACAGGGTGTCAACACGAATTTAACGACATCCAAGTATTCAGCGTATATCAATTCAAGAGTCGTATACGATGGACTTGGTGGGCAGTTAATATTCGCTGACCTAAACGATGCTTTATCTATAGATAGCGCTAATATCCTAGTGACAGAAGCTAGACCAGATGACGTAGAAGGCGTGTGGTCGTTCCGAAACAATGTTTATGCTGGTGGAGATAAATCCATTCAGCCGTATTGGAACAGTGGTTCAGGGAATCCACCATATGATCCGATACTCAATGCGATACAGGATGTGGGTATACATTCATCCACAGTAGCCACAAGTAGAGATTACACGTATCTCTTAGGTAGAGATAAGAACGTATACCAATATGATGGACTCACATTGCGACCAATTGGCAACCCTGCCGTGTGTCAATCCATTAGCACATATACGTCTGTTTCTGATGCGTATGGCATGTGTTTTAGCTTTGATAGCTTAGACTTCTATTTACTGTCTTTCCCTACAGGTAATGAAACTTGGTTGTTCTCTGACAATACAAAATTGTGGACCAACTTAGCCTATGGTACAGAAGGTGGTCAACATCTTATATCTGATTACCAATTCATTTACGGCAAACACTTGGTATCTGACCGACGAAATGGTAACATATATGAGCTGGACTTTGATACGTACACTGACAACGGTGATGTAATTCAGAGACAAAGAGACACTATATCGCTTAGTGCAAAAAACTTAGGATTGACTGGTAGAAGCGTGGTAATGAATTCGCTTGAGTTACTGATCGAACCGGGTGCATCTTTGGTTTCAGGTAGTGCCACAGTGATAATGCAGTATTCGGACGATAATGGTCGATCTTGGTCGTCTGAGTTATGGTCCAGCATTGGTCAACAGGGTGATTATGAGTATCGGGTTCGCTGGTTTCAGCTTGGTCGATTTAGAAACAGAATGATACGTTTTCGCATGACTGACCCGATAAACTGGGTGATTGTTGGTGCTAGGGCAGATGTGGAGGTGGGAATTGACTGATCCAGCTCTGATAAGAATCTGGCCTAGAAAGTGGTTAAATGATCCAGAAATTGCACCGTCTCTGTTATACTTAGATAGGTATTTACATGACTTCCAACAAACGACCAGCACGACCATTACGTCTACAGTCAACAGAGATGCTTACGATTCAACCATTGGTGTAGTTTTCGGTGAATATGCTGAAGACCAGAGGCAGGAAGAATCTTACTCTGAAGTAGTGACTGTAGAGACTCGTTTAATCACTAAAGTGATAAACAACGAGACATTTATACCAGTGAGTAATATGTTACTCAAGTGTAAAAACAAGTCAACAGTAAAGCTTCCTGAAGTACCTACTGAGGATTTTTATGTTTACGTACACAATGGTGATGGTACACTTGTAACGATTAATGGTAATGGTAAGAAAGTGAATGGGCATGATAGCATATCTATTATGAGAAAAGGTAACGGTTTACAAGTTTATTATTTCATCGAAGACGATGAGTACATATTGATATAGAGGGTAATTAAATGACATATTTTGTTGTCAAGGGCATCAACAAGAGCGGATCAGAAACACAAATCAGGAGTACACTAGACGGTGAACTAGAGGTTCGCGCCATCATTGAAACAGAGCTAGAACATGCTTCATCGAGGGGCGATGCTTACTCTTGGAGATCGACTAACGCAAATATTTCGTCAGGTGAAACTCGGTTATTTGTGAAAAATACGTCTGATAAATTTCTCATTCTGTCGTATGCTGTTTTTACTCCCGCAGATGTTCTTTGTGCGTATGATATCGGGATAGGTAACGCAACCACGACAGCGACAGGCACAGCGGTAACTGCTACAAACT